CTGCAAGAATAGCTTTTGTTGATGAGAATGACGAGCTATTAGAAGGCTATAGATTCTTAGCTGTTAACGATTCAAAAACATCAAGCAGATGTAGAAGCTTAGACCAGCGAGTTTTCAAGGCTGGCAGTTCGGATTTAAAAAAAGCCACCCCGCCTTTGCACCCTAATTGTAGGTCTGCTTTAACATTTGAGGTTGCTGACAAATACAAATTAGATAGCGATGAAACCAAGAAGGCATCATCATTTAATGTAGATGGTAAGCGTGACCCTAAACCTATAGATAGTGATTCCATTTATTATGCTAATATGGCTAACCTAGATGATACAGACCAAGATAATATACTTGGCCCTACACTTGGCAAGGCATTCAGGAAAATGGATAACCCTGCACAATTTGCTAAGGCTACACTTGATGAGCAGTTTAACCCTTTAACAATAAAGCAACTAAAGCAAAAAAATAATGAGCTTGGTCGCATATTACGAGCACAAAACAAACCGAATACATAAACGGCACTGAGTGCCACAACTACGATCCTTGGGGGATTACAAAAATGGTAGATTTAACAGGTATTGACGGACTTAACGAAGAGCAAACGGCTAAGTTGTCAGCTTTATTCGATTCAGAGATAGGTGGATTAAAAAACAAAGTTGAAGAATTGATTGGAGAAAAACGCAATGTCCAGCAATCGTCACAAGAGAAGGATCAAGTTATCGAAGATGCACGCAAGGCAGCGGCAAAGGCGCATGAGGAAAATCTTATTGCAGCCGGAAAAACCGAAGAACTAAAATCATTCTATGAAGAGCAATTGGCAACAACCACGGCAGAGTTAACAGCAACAGCCAAGACAGCTAAAGACGCGCTAATGTCTCGTGATAAGAATGATGTGCTAAGTAAGGTTTCTAACCTTATTCATGATGACTTCAAAGACGTATCAAGCGCTATGTTGTCAAATATGCTAGAAATTGGTTATAATGACCAACAGCAACTAATCACACAGTTTAAAAGCAATGGTGAAGTTGTAGCAAATAATGTAGAAGAGTTCAAAAGCTGGGCTAATGGACAGGACGCATTCAAAAGAATTTTAAAAGGTGTAGATTCCAGTGGAGCCGATACCATACCAAGCAGCGGGGCTGTAGGTAAAAAAATGACATTAACAGAGCAGGCTATTCAAGCCAACAAATCAAACTCTAACTATTAATTTATAAAAGGTATACATAACATGGCTAACGTACGAATCTCAGATATCTACAACCCTTTAGTTTTTATGGGTGCAGAGCAAGAAGCACAAATTGAACTTAACGCATTTTTATCTTCAGGTGTAATGACTGTAGATCCTCGCTTAACTGCTATGGCATCAGTAGGCGGTAACATTGGCGAGCTACCATTCTTCAAACCATTAGGAACTGAAGAACCAAACTACTCAAACGATGTTACAGGTGACACTTCAACGCCTAATAAAGTAACCAGCGCGATCATGAAGTATCGACTTGCTAGTCAAAATCAGTCTTGGTCTACAATGGATTTAGCTGTTGATTTAGCTTTACAAGATCCAGTTGCGGCAATTACTGGTCGTATTGGTCAATACTGGGCTACTGCTCTTGAGCGTCGATTAATTCAATCAACTATGGGCTTGTTGAATGATAACGTTGCTAACGACTCAAGTGACATGGTTGTAAATATTGCAACTGATGCTGCTGGTGCTCCTACTGCCGCTGAATTGGTTTCTAATGATGCGATCTTAGATGCACAACAAACTGCTGGCGATCATCAGTCGGGATTTAGCGCAATTGCTATGCACTCAGTTGTATACAACCGTTTACGTAAGCAGCAATTGATTGACTTCATCCGTGATGCAGACAACAACACTTTATTCCAAATGTATGGAAACTTACGTGTAATTGTTGATGACTCTCTAAGCGCTGTAGCTGGTACAAACCGCGTAACATATACTACTGTTATTTTCGGTGCTGGCTCTGTAATCTCTGGCATGGGTCGAACAACTACACCTAGCGAGCTAGATAGAAACCCTGAGAAGGGCAACGGCGGCGGTCAGTCTGATTTATACTCTCGACGCGCTGACATTATTCATCCGTTAGGTTTTGAATTTACATCGGCTTCGGTTGCTGGTCAGTCAGCTACATTAGCAGAGCTTGCAACAGCGGCAAACTGGAACCGAGTGTGGGATCGTAAAAATATTCCTATTTGCTTTTTACAAACCAATGGATAATAAGTAACCAATTATAGTGGGCTTAATTGCCCACTTTTATTTTATAAGGAGAATACCTTGGCTAAGAAAGAATTGACAAAACTAGAGCATAATAACGCTGTATGGGCTGAAGTAAAAAAACTTGAAGATAAGATAGAAGAGGTTAAATCAACCCTTTATCCAGCTGAGCTACCAAAGCAAGCTAGCTTAAATGATTGCAATAGACTTGCAAGAAAAGCTAATATTACACCAACAAAAGTAGACCCTAAAAGGGTTTCAGAAGAAAAAGGCAAGTAGTTTTGTCTTATTACCATTAAGCCTCGCTAGTCGGGGTTTTTTATTGCCTTCTTTTTAGTGTTACAATACAAACAAAACAAGGGGTTTACATGAGTACTAACAAAACACGTACGGATTCGCAAGAGATGCTAAACAGCTTATTAGCTGAGATAGTTAAATCGAAAGGTGGAACTATTAACAGCAGCGACAAAATATCACTATTACAAAGCTGGTTAACAGCTATAGGGGGTTAACATGCCTGGCGTCAATAGATTACTTCAAGACATACTAGCTGTAACTATATCAGGTGGTGGTGCAAATGGTTTTATTGATTATAACGATACATCAACAACAGCATCACCTGTAACACTTTCTGCGAATACATGGACAGCATTGCCAAATGACGGGCTAGGTGCTTTTACTAACAAAACCTATACACCTAGTGGGGTTACTGAGTTAATGGATGTTTCAACGGGTAAAATAGATCCCACAGAATTACCTTTGGGATCTACAATACTCATAAGAAATGACTTTACTGTCACGCCAAACACTAATAATACATTATTGGAGTTTAGATATACTTTAGGTGGTGGTGGTGGCGCTTACACACTAGAAAAAATAATAGGTCGGCTTGATAGCGGTTCTGGTATTGGCTACAGGCGATCATTGGTCCCTGATATGATATACATGGGTGACACTAACACTAGAGATAACCACATAGGGCTAGAAGTAAGGCTTAGTGCTGGCGGTACTTTAGTCAATGCGGGTTCAGCTATACAGGTGATAAAACAATGAGCATTACAATATATAAAGACAGTTCAGCTAACGCTATATTTATCGAGGATGCAAACGGAGCGCAGTTTTTAAATAGCTTGCAGGCATCGGTTGACAATGGATCGTGCTCTATAACGGACACAGCTAGAAGTATAGAAGTGACTACAGGTATATCATTTTCTGAATATGTTGACGAGTCAGGCAATGCTTACGGAGAAAGCGCGGTAGAAACTTGTGATGCCTTAAATGCTATTTTTTCTAGCTCAGGAACCCCGACAACCAACCTACCTTCAATAACCAGTCCGTTAACTATTAGCAGTGTTCAGGGTGCAGTAATAAACTATGAGCTAACTTCTAGCTATGGTGTTGGTTATGAGTGGGATTTATCATCCGTAACGGGTATTACAACAGTTGAGGGCAATCCTAGAAAATTAATAGGCGGCTCTGGCTTGGCTAGTGGTACGTACAACATCCCCGTAAAAGCTATTAATTACAATGGTGAAGACAGCGAAACAATAGTGTTAACGGTTAGTAATCCTCCGTTTGCGAACACAAAGAGCATACAGTTTAATAACTCTGACTATCTAGGCGCAAATGCTTCATTGCTAGACAGCACATTAGGTAGGGCTGGAAACGGTAGCGGAGCAGGTGACGCTTGGACTATTGGCTTTTGGGTAAAGCCTACAAACTCAATCACAGGTAGAGTTTTGTTTTATTACGGCTCAAATGATACGACTAACGGCGGATACATCGAGCTAAGATTAACAACCGCAAACAAGCTGCGCTTGCAGGATGGAAGTGATAATAATCACGTTAAAATACTAGCACCTACATCCTTAGCTGTTGATACATGGCAGTACATAACAGTAACTTATGACGGAGGCACTACAGGGGCTTCAAGCGCAGATATAAACGACTACTATTCAAGGTTTAGCCTTTACGTTGATGGGGTTAGTCAAACAACCAATAATAGCAATTCAAACTACGGATGGAGTGGCGCTATAACTGGGCAAAACTTGAGGGTAGCCAAACTTGTAAGCGGTAATACTTTGAATGGAGAGAAGATAGATGAATTGGCTATATGGGGTAGCGATCAAAGCGCTAGCATTGCTGCCATCTATAACGGTGGAACGCCTTTCGATTTATCTACATTATCTACTGAGCCTAAGCACTGGTGGCGTATGGGTGACGGTGATACTTACCCCAATCTACAAGATAGTGGAACGGAGGGGAGCTGTACTTTTGTAATGTATAGCATGACAAGTGCTGACATTGTGAATGACGTGCCGTAGATTTATAATTACATCGCTGAGGCGTATATGGGAAATCAGATAGTGAGAGATACAGTAGGAGCAGTGGTAGTAAGCGTTCCTGTAGTCAACAAGATTACAGACAACGGTATTGTGACAGCGTTAGAGTTGGAACAGGTTGTCGTATTTGGTATGACATGGGGAGCGTGGTTTCAAGTAGGAATGGGGATAGCACTAACTTTACTAATAGTAGAACGAGCGTTATCCATTAGAAATAAACTTAAAGATACACATGAGGAAGACAAATGATTGCATCAGTATTAAAAGGTATCATCATAAAGATGGCATCGAAAGCATTCTTAGAATGGTTACTATTTTGGGCAGCAGACATGATAGTAAAGTCAACTAAGACTACTAAGGACGACGAATTCTTAGCCAAGTTGAAAGAACTAAACGAGGACTAATATGAGTAAGGCTAGCGAGAAGAAGCTAGGCGTACTTCATGGAATGATTGCAGAAGTCCTTACCGAACAGGTAACGATGAAGGAAGAAGAAACCATCATCAATATGGACGGGGAGGTAGAAGGTACAGGAGAGATGTTATATTCATGTTCTCCTGCTACCATGGCTCAAGCAATAAAGTTCTTGAAGGATAACGCCATTACGTCAGACATAACAGTCGACGAGAACATGGGTAACTTAGCAGAAGCATTAGCTAAGAAACAGAAGCACTCTCGATTACAGGGAGCAGCTAAAGCAGCGCAAGCAGAGGTACACTAATGGATAAGCAACAGTTTCTAGACATGTCTTTAGCAGACCTTACTGAATTAGTTGGTGAGGAAATAGCGGAAGCGATAGTAGACCAACGACATAGTAATGTAGAAGTAGTACCCGAAGGGGAATACTCTGATGAAGAGTGGAAAGAACTACAAACCTCTCGTTGTTATGTAGAGGAAGATAAAGAAATATCGTTCACCGATATGGCAAAAGACCTAGCATTAATGGCAACATTCAATGAAGTCGAAACACAGACAATACGTAGATGGGTTGAAGTAGAAGCTCTACGCAATCACTATGCTTTGTTTGAAGATTTCTTATTTGATTGTATGACCGAACTAAT